TTAAACGTTTTTTATTCCCACTACTTTGCGTTTGGGGCGCCCTTGGGACACTACATCCGAAAAGCTGTCGTTCAGCATTTCAACTTGATCGCGGTTCATTTCCCCGATCCACTTCGAGTAAATGTCATAAACCATCTTCGCGTTCTCATGCCCCATCTGTGATGCAATGAAAGACGGGTTAGCTCCGGCAGTTAAAAGCCAACACGCAAACGTATGGCGAGACTGATAGGGGCGCCGGCTTCGTATCCCCGCCCTCTTTAACCCCGCCTCCCAGCTATATCCCAGTGACTGAGATCCGTAATACTTCGTTTCCCCGCGCCAGTTCTTAACCGGAACAAACACGAACCGTAATTTCTGCTGCTCAGTTAGTCCATGCTCACGGTGATGAAACGTGATTTCGGTCTTGCTTAATGCGCCCGTTAGCTGAAATTGTTCACGCAGGGCCTCCAGGGCAGGTTTAATCAGCGTTACCGTCCTAAACCCCGCGTCTGTCTTTGGCGGCACAAACAGACCCTCATTCGTCTGATTACGTCTGACGTAAATCTCTCCTTTATCAAGGCTCACATCCTCCCAGGCCAGCGCGGTCAGCTCGCCATGCCTGAGGCCGGTGAAAATTGCCGTAGTCCACAGCAAAGCATGCCTGCGTGGCAGGGCACGCATAAAGCCTTCATATTCGCTATGGAGAAGCGGATCCGGGTCTCTTCGGGAGCGCTTAAGCATCTTTATCCCTTCATGCGGGGTGTGGTCGATAAAGCCGCTCAGACTTGCAAGTTTGAGTAATGCGGTCAGATTGTTCATCAGGCCGTTTACCGTGGATACGGCGCGACCTTTTCTTTGCATCCAGGGCGCATGATCGCTAATAGTGTCACCCATTAACAGCGCATTCCTGTAGTTCAGGAGGTCTGTGTGCTGGATATCAGCAATGAGTGTATTATTACCAACGATGGCCGAAAGAGTAGCTATACGCGACTCTGACCCTTTGTATGACGCGGCTGAAACCTCAAGTTTTTTAGCGGAAAGAAATACCTGACACAATTCACCAAAGGTTTTGATTTTTTGCGTTGTGGTGAATTTTTTTATTGCATTCGACTCCGGGAAATGTTCCGCGTAGTCAAACTTTCCCTGCTGTATTTCACTGACGATTAAAGCACGGAGATTGCCTGCTTTACGAATATTGCTGTTTGAAACAGTCCAGCCCCGTAAAACTTCGCGGCAACGAATGCCGCGATACAGAAAGCTAATTCTTATTCCCTTCCCATGCAGCTCTACGCCAGTAGGCATATTCATTACGTATCCCCGACAAGCCTATTAATCCTGGTATAGTTATAGAGAAGTGTTACTCTTCCTTCTGAGGCAGAAGGATTAGGCGAGTGCTTCTTATAATGAACCCCTTCAATCCATCTCCCTTCCCGATAAGATTTAATTTGCCGGGGAGTCATATACATCTTCGCTACTATTCCCTTTTCCATTACCCATTCATCTTCTTGAGCAATATCGGCCATAAATAACCTCATGGCCGGGAAACTATAATCAGTTCCCCGGTTTAATGTTGATTATTGGAAATCATCTCAGTGTGTGCGCTTCCGCATCGAACTTCCTGCCCTGATACCAACCACGACGCAGCCAGCGACGGATGGTGCGCATAGCCTTTGCGTCCCCACGAACAGGTTCCGGGAAGCCGCCGTATTTCACGGTTTTAGGCCCATGCTTACGCTCTGACTGCATCATTCCGCACTCAATGATGTGATCGCGGTAGAAGGCCAGCCACTGCTTGCGATTACAGACAGGACAAGGAATGTCACCACCATTCGTGAGCATGCCATCTTCGTATGCGTCGCAATCCCATAGGTAGCCATCACAGCAAAGACTATCCGGGTAATGCGCGCCAAATTCATAACCTTGATATCCGCAGCTCATAACGTCCCCTCCGTCGCATCCTGATAGCCCTCAGGGACAAGGAAATTGAAAACGCCGTGGGGGCGCATACCTGTATGGAAAAAGCTCAACCGCCCCTTCATGGGTGCGAATCGCAGCGGCTTCGCGTAGTTCAACTGAATACCGACTGGGCCGAAAAACCACGGCGAGTCACTGAGTCGGGTAGTTCCGTCGATGCGGACAACCCCAACGATACCGCCCAGCTGGAAGTTGTTGGCGGAAGGCATCATAAGCGCTGCGATATGGCCGTTCGTCCTCTCCAGAATGCTACGAGCTTCTTTCACCTCGTCCACAGTAGGCCGTTTTCTGGAAGCGTGAATGAGTACCGGCCCACGGTATTTCGTGTCCCAGTTCCGGTTCTCGATGTCCTTAAAGCCATTCACGATGAGCCAGGCCCACGGCTGGCGTATAGAGAGAGCTTTCATATTTCGTCCTCCGATTATTTATTCCACGCAGCTGGTCGTAATTGAAAACCGGTTGGTCTTTTTGGTAATGAATTTCGGAATGAAGTCGTTGCTGCTGTCAGTGCATTTTTCTTCTTTTCTCTTTCATTACAAACTGGACAGTAATATGCATTCTTGCGATACGCACCTTTACCTATAGGGCGGTATTGCAAGTCTTCGCGTGCAAAAGAGCCTCCGCAGCCATAGCAGTTATGAGTTTCGGTTTCCATATATATATTCCTTTGTTAAGGTGTGTTGATGCCTGCCGATTAAGACATTAATTAAATTGGTTGGTATTAAAACGAAACTTCAGTATTAACTTTATATTGAGCTGTAAGCGAATCAGCATCGACGGAAATTAAGTCTCCGTACATATCATAATTTAAAGCGACATCGCTAAATTTAAGTCCTGACTGCGTCTCTACGCGGCCACAAAACATATTGTCTTCTGCGTGCTTTTCGGCATCATGAATATCTTTCATTGATTCCATGGCCTGAGCCCACATGTTTCTGTCGCAAATAAATTGCGCAATAGCGAGCTTGCCTTGAGCTGCCTGAATGCGAGGATTGTGTTTCGGTAAACTAGCCATTGAACACCCCCGCAGCATGCAGAATTTTACCGATTACCGCCGTCCAGACTACCGACATGACGAGCAGCAAAATAACAAGTGAACGAATACCGTTTCTGCTCATTTGTTACTCCAGAATGGGAAGCTGATAACGACAACTACAGCCAAAAACAAGGCAACCTTTATGCAGAACCGATGCCATGCAGGAACTTCATGTTCTCGAATCATTTTCAACACCTCAAAAATTAATCTTATACAGACTGAGAGGCCCATGCTCTTGCGCAACGACGATTAAGCCATGCCAACCTAACCCACAGACCGTGAATACCTAAACCTCGGCGAGTATTGCGGCAATTTTCGCGGTAACGGTGATACTCAGCCTTACATTCAAGGGCATATTTTTTTGCGGTCACCGCTTTTGTCATTTCTGCAACGAGTTCGAACTTTTCCATTTTTAAATCCTTACCCCATTGAATTTGTGCACCAACAGACTTTGCAATGCAGTGCCGGGTGCCTCCCGGTGATACCAGCCAGTTAACAACTGGTATCGGCCTGCTTTTTCCCCACAACATGAATGACCGTTGTTGTACCGCTTTAACTGAACCGCGTGCGCATAGCCGCATTCACTGCATTGCAAAGTCTGTTATTTGCCTGTCTTTTCACCACTTCAGGCTCGGTGGTATGCTGGAGTTCTCACACAACCAGCAAGGAAACCTAATGGACCAGTTTTATATTCACGTCCGACTTTTCAAAGCTACAACCGAACAAACAAAAAAATTCGAAGAATTAATGCTTAACTTCCATTACCAAAAAACAACTAAGGATACCGATGGTGACTGTAGGTTGATTCCAGAGGGCTATATTCTTAAAAGCACAATGGATTGTGATAATATTGTTAAGCAAACCTCCACTATTGCTAATAGCGCTGGTGTTGAAGCAAATATCTTTGTTTGTAAATTCGAACAAAGCGCATGCTTGCTTCCATCTGCTGCCTTAGTTGGCAACGATTTCGTTTATCGCGATCTGACTCCTAAGCCTTTCAAGCTCGATTCTTAAAGCCTTAACCATCGTGTCGTGATAAACACGGTCCACTCCGTCTCCAGTGCATGGAAGGGGGCGGATCGTGCGAGTTATGACATTAATGCTGGCTTGCTGGTCTTTACCTTTCTTAGCGCAATCGCATTGAGATGAAGATGCTGCTGGAGAGGCGTAAAGCTCAACGAAAGCTTCTTTCACCTGACGGGCCTGATCTTTGGCGGGCTCGTTTTTCACTGCACCTTCCGCAAAACCCGATGTAACGCTGATTTTATCTGCCAGGCACTGCGCAGCGATTTCCTGCACCTTCAGGGGAAGATCTTTGAATTCCATGACTCACCTCGTTTAGTTGACCCTTATCGCCGGGTAGCGGAACGTTTATCTATGGCGCCGTTGTTTGGCGTTGATGGATTTAATAATACAACCTGAAGTTATGTTGTCAATAACTTTAAGTTGTATTTTTGCATGTGAGATAAGGAATACTGGATGCAGTCCAAAGTGATAAACTTACTAAAAACCAAAGAGGATGCTGGCATGAACCATGAAGAGGCTGCGCAACTGCGCTATCAGGAGATGTGTCGTATTGTCGGAGATGTCGTGTTTGCTATGGTAGCCGAAGGCCATGAAACCAAGCGGATAGCCATAGCTGACGTGATAAGAACGGAGATTGCAAAGGGGCTGGATAAGTGGGATTCAGACCAGATTCAGATGATGGAGTTGGCGGTGAAGCTGCTGGAAGAGTAGGGCAATAAAAACCCGGCGCGGGGGCCGGGTTAGGCTTCGAGTACAATTACTTAGATTCTGATTTTTCGTTTTTTTGTGTGAGCATAATTACTTTCAAGTCGCCAAGGTTGGTTGATAAGTCTTTGAATCCGCTATCAACCTTATCTTCTAATCTATCTATTCTGGCTCCAATCTCTTGTTTAGAAGTCGTGATATTCTGATTTAGCTCTGTCCTAAGGGAGTCATTTTTACTGGTTATGGCGCTGGATACGCTCCATGTTACTGTTACTGCAGAGCCGACGATTGCGATAACGCCAACTGCTATACCAATCCAGAACTCAAGCCTGCCCAATGTTTTGGAACTCATCTCAACCCCAGGTTTATCTTTGTCATCTGAGCTAAACGTATCTTTGATTGTATGTAAATTGTTTGGCGTTAACAAGTAAGTGGCAGGCTCGAAGACCACTGCATTTCCAACTCTCTTTGCATAGAACAATTCTGATGGAGAGTAGGTAGTACCTTGATTATCCGAATGATGATATTCACTTTTGTCCATCGCCCGTCTCCGCGCTATCATCATTCTTATCTTGAGAAACTCTGTTCAATCTTTTTAGCACAAAACTATGATCGAATAGATTTGTGTAGCCGCATTCGTTACAGGACATAACCAAAAAGTTAATCCCACCACTTACCAATCCTGACGGAGGCACACTAGTTGTGCCAAGGGGTAACAAAAGAGCGACCCCAACCTCCTCATTATCAACATTTTTCTTAGCTGCAGTTCTTAGGGTCCACTTTGAAGATTTACAAAACGGACACACATGACTTTTTTCATCGAAACTGTTAAGGAAGTCCACAAAATCTTGAAATTCAACTAATTTTCTCTCACTCATATTAACTTACACCATTATATCTTTTGATTAATTTGTATGCGTTTTATGAGGGCGTCACGCCTGCATCTAAATCAATAAATGCCTATAAAATCAGATTCATAGCCATCTTTCATATTGTTGTTAGGCTTTATTGCCCTTCTGGGCTGCAAGCCACCGGGCAACGGTCTTATCCATCGTCTCTTTTCGCTCTTTCATCTCGTAGAGCATTTGTTGCTGATCTTCTTCCGGGAACGCATTGAAGGTTTTAAGCAGGTCTAACTGTATAGGGCCTAACTTCATTGCGTCCGGGGTCACCACCTGATCGCCTTCGTCAGGTGGAAGCATGAACCAGTAGGGCGCATGTCCAGTAATATCCGATAACTTATCGACGTTATCCATTGAAGGACTAGCCTTTCCTTTCGCCCATTTTTGAATGGTTTGCTGAGTAACACCCAGCCTTTGGGCGAGATCCGTCTGGCTCCAATTTCTTTCCCGGAGGAGCCTATTTATGCGGTAAGTGGTGATGTCGATAGTCTTCATTTTCATACCTAAATAATACAACCAAAGGCTGTTACTTGCGATATGAACCTAAAGTTGTTGCAAATCACGCCTTGAAGTTGTATTTTTGAATTGTGAATTACAGGAGATGGTCCATGAAAAAAGAAATTAAGGCTCTGGTCGCACGGCGCTTCACCCAAGCAGAAATTGGGCAGAAGTTAAATGTAAGTCAGCAAACCGTTTTTAAATGGTTAAAAAAACAAGTCCCATCAGGTCGGGTTATTCCTCTTTGCCAATTAATGGGTTGGGAAGTGACTCCCCATGAATTGCGCCCAGACCTGCACCCGACTCCAATCAGTGGAATACCTGAGGGCGTCATCGTGCCACAGCGTCAGTCAGTCGAGGTGAATCATGAAAATCAGGCATGAGCGCATTCGCGAGGCCATGAACGCCTGGGCGCTTTATCCCGGTGGTCGTAAAACGCCTGTATCCGCGATTGTCGCCGCGTATTTCGCCCTGGGCATGAAATCCCCTGAGCTTTATGACGAAGGCCACCCTGACGCGCTGAGCCGCAATATCCAGAAGATTTACCGCTGGGTTGAAGGTGACTCTGCAGCATCAGTCGAAAAAATTAACCAGCTGCTGCCGGCCATTGAATATGCGATGCCACCAATTCTGCTGGCCCGCATGCGGAGTTACTACTCCGACACCTTCCGTGAATTGCTGTCGCGCAAAGAGCGGATTGATAACGAAGTTGAAGCGCTGTTCGGCGCCATGATTGCCCTGTCCAGTCGTGTTGCTGGTGGGGGTTCATCTGGCAATGCGTTGATCCACTAAGCGAGGTGACTATGTGCAACCCGTCTGCTGCTGAATTGATTGCTCGTCTGAAGAGAGCTTATCCGGCGTATGTACCTTCTGAAGGGGATAGCGCCTGCAATGGTATCCCTGAAGCCGGTTCGCGTTTCCAGCACAGGCACAAGGGCCACATGGTGACGGTAATCACTGCGACTAAGACAGATGTTTCCTACCGCAAAGCCTGCGGGGCTATTGGCTGGGTGGGGTTAAGAGAGTTTTTACGGTTACACAATGAGGTTTCGGTATGAGCAAGGTTTTCGAAATTGTTCAGGCCATGTCGGGGCAGGGGAATTGCGTCACGATCCCCGGACCGTATCTGGATTTATTTGCCGGTGACCGGCAGCAGCATTTGCTGGCGGCCATCCTGAATCAGTTGGTGTTCTGGTCGGGCAAGTCAAGCCTGGAAAACGGCTGGTTTTACAAAGAGCATGCTGCACTTGCAAAAGAAGTGCGAGCTAAAGACGGCGATGTGGTCCGAAAAGCGATGTTCAAAATTACGGAGCAATACCTGTCAGGAGTTATCGAAGAAGAGCTTCGCCAGGTGGGTGGTACACCCAAAAAACACTACCGCATTGATCAGGATGCACTCATTTCCAGGGTATTCCCGCAAACACTGGATTCGGCTCAAGAGCCGAATGGGAATAAACCATTGAAAGGTATGGAAACGGCTCTTAAGCCGAATGGAAACGGCCCAAAAGCCGAATCGAAGCAAGTTATTGAAACTAATGGAAACGGCTCTCAAGCCGAATGCATTCGTCCCAAGAGCCGAATAGAAACGGCTCATGAGCCGAATCCTGGAAGCGGCTCTCAAGCCGAATCCTATCTCTATACAGATCTTAAAAACAGATCACTACATACAGATCATAAAAACCACGCGGGAGAGATTTCTCCTGTGGATAACTTTGCTGATTCAGGTCCGAAAACACTCCTGCCGGAGATGGATATCCCGGACGCTACCGAAGACAGCGACCTGGCTACCGATGGCGACTTTGACCTCGCGATGTGGTTCTGGTCGACCATCATCGAGATGTACGAACGCGCAGCAGAGTTCGACGGCTCACTTGCAAAACCGAGAGAGCCAAACTTCGTCGCCTGGGCGCAAGAGGTTCGCATGCTGCGCCAGGAGCACGGCTGCAGCCATGACCAGATGCGCACCATGATTGAGCGCATTCAGCGCGATCAGTTCTGGTGCTCCCGAGTTCAATCCATGAAAACCCTACGCAGCAAATGGCAAGAGCTGGCCCTGAAGTTATGCCCGGCAAACCTGGCAACCAGTGGCTCGTTCGGCATAGGCAAACCGGATACCAACATCCCGAAAGGCTTTCGGGGCTAAGGACTTCTCATGAAAACAACAAAATCCAAAACACAGCAGGCTAGCGAAATACCGATGCTCGACTTTATCGCGGCCAATCCAGACATGACAGCGGCAGAGATTGCCAGCGCACTGAACCGCCGTATGCCGTCAGTATCCGGCCAGATCCGCCAGTTACGGGGGATGCACCGCATCATTCCTGGTGGACTCCGCGATGGCGTGACCGTGTGGCGCATTAACGACATGCCATTTGGCTGCAGCAACCGGGAGCGTCTGATGTTTGAGACCCTCCTGAGAGAACACCGAGGTGCTGCGCGATGAAATTACCTGCATGCCCTGAGTGTGGACTCGATCCGGAGTTTCACTGGAAGAATAACTCATTCGGTTCCTGTTTCGTTGCCCTGAAATGCCCGTACTACCACTATCGCGTTAGTCATGGTTACTGGGCTGGTGGCAAAGAAAATGCCAGGAAGGAAATTGAGAAAAAATGGATAGACGCGGTAAAAAACAGCGAGGTTAAAAATGGCTAATTCATTCAGACAAATGCGAGACGGCGACATCATCAAGCGCACCGATAGTGGCATGTTCATCCGCATTGATGAGCTGCATGTAAAACCTGACTTCAATCGCCGCGAGGACGATGAGCGCACACGTCAGGCTGATGACGAATTATTTAATTATCTGATGAACGGCGGCACGGTTCCTCCGCTGGAAGTTGTTGTTCGTGATGAGGGTGGGGTGTGGATTGTCGAGGGGCATCGTCGGCATCGCGCATATCTCCGCTGCCGTGAGGCTGGGAAACCGGTTGAGCGCATCCAGATTATTTCCTTCACCGGCAATGACGTTGAGCGTATTGCCCGCATCATGACGAGCAATAACCAGTTGCCTCTGACTGCGGTTGAACAGGCTGCTGTGGTGAAAGACCTGGCAGCATTCAACCTTACCACTGCGGAAATCGCAAAGCTGGTGCACAAGTCGATCCCGACAATCGAGAAGCTGCTGACGCTCAGCACGGCGGACCACGCTATTCAGAAGAGCGTTAAATCTGGAGAGGTATCGGCATCCGTGGCGGTAGACCGTATCAAAGAGCACGGTGAAAAAGCTGGCGAAGTGCTGGCACAGGACAAGGCAAAAGCCGCCGCTGCTGGTGTGAAAAAGGTCACTAAATCGTTTGTGTCGCCGGAAATCAGCGTGAAAAAAGCCCGCCGCGCGGTAGAGCTGTTGGCGCTGGCACAAATCAGTGACGAAGGCGTTATTGCCCTGGACGGTCTTGCATTGGCTGAAATGCTGGAAATTATCGACGAACAGAAAAAAATCGCTGCGGATCGCAGTAAGGCGGCAGCATGAACATCTCAACAGTAAACGAGATTATTCAGTCGCTTGAGAGCGTGGGCGAGCTTTCGATTAAAGAGCGGAAGTATCTGGACTTAGCGAAAGCGTACCAGCAGCTGGCTGCGGAGAATGTGGGGCTGAAGGTAATGAACGATTGCCTATCTGAGGAATTGCGTGGTTATGAGTCTGATGGCGCTTTTGATGGGCCGAATATGCATCTGCTGTGGTGGCAGGTCGAAACCCCCGCTACCAACGCAGCAATTGCCGGGATTAAGGCTGCTATCGAATACCCGAAAAATAGCACCCCATCTAATGGCTGGACTATCGACCCCCGGGTTCTTGAGTCGTGTAGTGGAGCGGGCTGGCGCAGTCTACGGGTATCACCCTGGTTTGGAAGAGGCAGAGTCTGCGCTGCTGGCTGGGCTTTATTTGCTGCGCGAGGGGGCCAAATGAAACCTTTGAAATTTCAGCAGGTGCAGGATGTCATCAACGCCATCACTACAGACTGGTCAATTCGTGGCCCGTTCCATGATGACGATGGTAAATATTACGCCATGCTGCACGGAGAGTGGATTGGTGATGGGTATCTGAATAAGCGCAAGGCATTGGATGCAATCTATGCTGCGCTGCGCGAGGGGGCCGACAAATGCTGAAGCCGAATCACGTTTATATCGAGGTCTGTCATAACCAGAGCGGCGGCCTGTCTCTTTGCGTCAGTAATGACAGCGGTGGCCACCGCATATCAGGCTCTAAGGTTGGCGGATGCGAAACTCTGGAGTGCTTTGAGGTTGACGCCAACGAGCTTATCGAGCAAATCCGAGAGCATGCAAACATGGAGGGGGCCAAATGACTGAGCAATCCATTCTGGACATGTGCTGCGGTTCTCGCATGTTCTGGTTCGACAAACAGGACGAACGCGCAGTGTTCACCGATATTCGCGCTGAAGAACACACCCTGTGCGACGGTCGCCGCCTGGTTATCAGCCCGGACATTATCGCCGACTTCCGCGCACTGCCGTTTTCCGACGCCTCTTTCCCTGTTGTTGTGTTTGACCCGCCACATCTTGAGCGCGTCGGAGATAACGCCTGGATGGGTAAGAAATACGGACGCCTGAACAAAGATACCTGGCGCGATGACCTACGTGCTGGTTTCAAGGAGGCGTTTCGCGTACTGCGGACGCACGGCGTTCTCATCTTCAAATGGAACGAAACCCAGATACCGGTTAGCCAGATTCTGGCGCTGACCGACGAGAAGCCGGTCATCTGGCAACGCACCGGGAAAGCGGACAAAACGCACTGGGTAATTTTCGTGAAAGGGGCTGCAGCATGAAAGTCAAATGCATCAAAGATACCGAGGGTTGGTGGACCGAAGGCGAATATTACGAAGCGGTAGAATCTGCCGGCGGTTTTATTCTGGTTGGCGATGATGAAGAACCCGCAGGTGACGGCTGGAGCGCTATGCCTATCGAATACCGGGATGACGGTTCGATCGTTTATGTCCTGGGCGGCATTGATGGTGAAGTGTTATTCGAGGAGGCCAGCCATGACTGATATCACCGAACTGGCGCAGAGAGAGAAATTCGAAGCGTGGGCAGAACATGCTTGCGCGGCTCCGTGGGGCTACCCCAAAAAGCGGCGCACTACCGAAGGCTATTCCGAGCAGATTTACACCTGCATGTGGACGGCATGGAAAGCGGCCAGCGCTGAGCTGGTAGAGGCGCTGGAGAGGGCGCAACAGCGGATTGGCGAGCTGGAGAATTACGCAGAGGCAGAGGCAACAGGAGCAGACAAAGCTGCGGAAGATAGCGTGTATTGGATGAAGCGCTGTAAAGAGCTGGAGTCCCGCACCGTGAAGCTGCCAGACCTGCGGCAGATTGTGTCTGGAGGCAGATACGTATGGTCTGATGGCGTTTTTAACTACAGCCAGGACGTTAAGGCAGCGCTGACCGCAGCTGGCATCAAGTGGGAGGGGGAGTGATGGCTAACCTTCAGCTTGCAGTAAATGGAGAGTATTTCGACGCAATGAAGCGAGGCGAGAAAACAGAAGAGTATCGCCTGGTTAATCCGTATTGGGGCCGCCGCATATTTGGGCGAGATTATGACCGCCTAATTATCACGCGGGGCTATCCGCGAGCAGACGACCACGACCGCCGCATTGATATTCCATATGACGGATTCGAAATCAAAACCATCACACACAAACATTTTGGCGACAGTCCTGTGAAGGTATTCGCCATCAAGGTGACTATCGAAGGAGCCAACCAATGACCATCAAATTAACCAGAGAGCGCCTGCAGGAAATCGCTGAAGATGGATTCCTGAAGCATGGTGAAAGCAAAGAGCTGGCCCGCATGGCGCTGGCCGCAATGGACAGCGAGCCGGTGGCGTACATGTACCGCGACAACCTTCATTCAGATGCCAGATTTAGTATGGAATCGAAAATAGGCAACTGGTCTCCAGAAGATATTAACGAGTATGAAATTAGCGAGATTCCGCTCTATCGCCACGCGCAGCCAGCGCCAGAACGCGACCAGGTACGTCGCGAGCATGCAGAGTGGTCACAGGCTACTTTCGGTGATGTCGGCCCGATTGGCCCACTGAAACACCTCAGCAAAGAAGCGCTGGAAGCCGCTGCCGAGCCTAACGACCTCAGCGAGTGGGCTGACATGCAATTCTTGCTGTGGGACGCGCAGCGCCGTGCTGGTATTACTGACGAGCAAATCACGCAGGCGATGATTGAAAAGCTGGCGGTGAATAAACAGCGCGAATGGCCTGCTCCAAAAGACGGTGAGCCGCGGTTGCACATCAAAAAACAGTCAGCACTTGTACTCCCTGAAGAAATAACACTTGAAAAAGTGGCTGAAATGACTGCAGCGAGAGGAGCGGAATACTCTATACGAGATGGCATCATTGCTGCAAAGTGGTGGAACGCCTGCCGTGCCGCCATGCTCTCAGCAGCCCAACAGGAGGCGCCAGATGGAAAATGATAGCGACAACGTCATCACTCTGGTGCAGCCCAATCGAGACGAAGAGAAGTTGCTGAACATCACCGTAACCGACAAGAAGGACTACAGCCAGCAACGCTGCAAGCATAAAGCCGTCGAAGTTGATGAGAAGGGGCGCATCATTCTGTGCCTGCAATGTGGCTGTGCCGTTGACCCTTTCCAGTACGTTCTACAGTGCGCCACTGATGGCGAGGCTGTGGTGAGAGAAATTAAGCAGCTTCATAACCGCCGCGATGAACTGCGCGAAGCTGTCGCCAACCTCGAACGCGAAGAGAAAAACGCCAAGGCACGGTTACGTTCCGCCAGAACAGCAATCCTCTTCGCAGAAAACGACCTGAAAAATACTGAGCAGGGGATAAAGCAATAAAACACAAACACCATATTTGTTATCAACAAATCTAAGGTTTGTTATTTATGCGAATGATAACCAGAAAGAAGCCGGCCTTTACCGAGCTGTATCAGACCGGCGTCCTGACACGAATCGCCGCGGTAAAAAGCCCTGACGGCGGTGGTTGGCGATTGTTTGGCCTTTGGCGCGATAAGGACATCGCGGTTTTTGTCGAGGCTGCTCGCGGCGGTATCCGCGAGTGGTCTGGACTGGACTATCTCGCCAGTTTCTGCGCAAGTTGCGGGATTAGTTTGTGGGAGATTCACAACAAGGTCGAACCAAAATCACCAAACTGAGCCCCGCATCTGCGGGGTTCTTTCTGTGACAAAGTTTCTCATTTAAAACGTAAAACTCTTTACCCACATCCAGCAACCTGATTTATAATAATCACATCGGCTGAACACCGAATCTATGGCGCCATCACCGGAGTATAGTGATGACGCAAAAACGCAGTAACGCCATTTTACGCCGTGCCTTTGAGCGCGGTGTTTCTGTTTGTCTGTCGCACCAGGGCGGTGCGATATGAGAGACCCCCGTCGCAGATGCAAAGCACCCGGCTGCGGTACCTGGTTTAACCTTACCTATTCGAACGTGTACTGGTGCTGTGAAGAGCATAAAGGCCAGTACCTGGCGCTTCAGCGCGAAAAGCAAAAGGCCAAAGCGCAAGACCGGTTAAAAAATAAACCCGTTCACCATATCCGTCCTGAGCCAAAGACGGCGCAAAAGCCCCTCAGTCACTGGCTGGAAGTCACAGAGAGGGTTGTGAATACCCTTTGCCGTGAAATGGCCCTTGCCAATGGGGAGGGCTGTATTTCATGTGGAACTCACCAGGCCGCTGTCTGGCATGCTGGCCATTATCGGACCGTTGCCAAAGCCTCTCACCTGCGGTTCACCCGCATCAATATCAATCTTCAGTGTGATGACTGCAACGTAGGCAAGTCAGGAAATATCAAAGCCTACCGTGTCGGGCTGGTGGCAAAATACGGTGAAGCTTCTGTACAGGAGCTTGATAACGACAACAGGATTCATCGCTGGACCATTGAAGAGCTGGAAGCCATCCGCACCCAGGCATACGCCGACTTACGCGCGCTGAAAAAAGCACAGGAGGCGGCATGACTAATTCTTACTGCGAATACCTGGCTGCTCAGCGCGTAGCGGCATCCCATAAGTTAAAAGAGGTTGGGGACCAGTGGCGAACTCCGGATCTGTTGTTCTGGGGCATCAACGCAATGTTTGGCCCTTTGGTACTGGACCTGTTCGCTGACGACAGTAATGCGAAATGTCCGGCATGGTATACCGCTGAAGACAATGCGCTGGTGCAAGACTGGTCTGGCCGCCTGTCAGAACTGGGTGGCGCAGCATTCGGAAACCCGCCTTACAGCCGCTCTCAGTACCACGAAAAACAAGCCATCACTGGCATGACGCACATCATGAATTACGCTTCAGAGCAGCGTGAGAAGGGCGGTCGCTATGTATTTCTCATCAAAGCCGCACCGAGCGAAACATGGTGGCCGGAAGACGCCGATCATGTTTGCTTTATCCGTGGGCGCATTGGCTTCGATCTGCCGAAGTGGTTTATCCCCGCCGACGACAAACAAAAGCCCACCAGCGCGTTTTTTGCGGGTGCCATTGCTGTGTTCGATAAGTCATGGCGAGGCGAACGCTTCAGCTATATCCACCGCTCCGATCTTGAAGCGAAGGGCCGCGCCTTTATGGCACTGGCGCAGTTTGCCATTAGTAAAAAGGTGACCATATGAACCGTGACGAAATAGAGCGCATCAGGGAGCGCTGGCAAAAGCTCCGCCTCTGCCGTCACCGGGGAACGGTGATGACCGACTATCGCATCCTAAGAAATTACGTTCGCATCTATCAGACCCTGGGAGAGACAGCATGAACCTCGAATCTATCGCCAAATACTTCGCGCCTAAATCACCAATGCTGAGCGACTCGCCACGGGCTACTGCATCGGATGGTCTAACCGGCACTGACATCATGGCCGCTCTTGGTTTGGTAAATGCCAAGTGCGGATTCGGCTTCGACCTCTATCTGGCAAAGATCGGGGTAAGTACACCTGACCGAGCAATGGAGCTACTTTATGAATCAGCAGAGCGATTATCAATCCGCTTTAACATCGTTTCAGAACTCAGCCATGACGTTCGCAAAAGAGTTCTCGAAGTTCTGTGTGCTTTTGCATACCAGGATTACACACGAAGTGCTGCCAGCGTTAGAAAATGCTCTTGTTGCGCTGGGGCTGGCTTCACAGAAGCTCAAGTGTTCACCAATAAATGCTTATATCCGTGGGGTAAGCCACCTTATTGGGCAAAGATGTCCCGCGCAGTTCTCCCAAGTCACTGGGAGTGCTGGATCGAGGCCCGTGAGGTGGTCAAAGTTAAATGCTCAACCTGTAACGGAAAGGGTGTTATCAGCAATTCGTGTCGCTGCAATGGGAAAGGAAAGGTACTGGATAAAGAGGCCAGTGAGCGCATTGGGATACCGGTAATGAAGGTATGCGATCGCTGCAGCGGAAGAGGTTATGCGCGCATGAAGTTTTCGACGGTACTGGAAGGGGTAAGGGCTGTGGCTGACATTAAGAAAACGGTAGCTTATGAGCAGCTGCAACCGTTCTTCGAGGAGCTGGTATCCGAATGTCACAAACAGGAATCATACGCTGATGTCATTCTCTCCCGGGTGACTAAATAATGAGTATTTTCTATAAAAAAAGAATTTTGTGGAAAATATGTATTGCAATTGCCGGAAAAACTGGTTAGATTAATCTCTAACGCTGGGAATCCGTTCAGTCGTTCCGAGGCGAAAAAAAATCAAGCCCGAGGTTAACGCCTTGGGCTTTTTGCTTTCTGCAATCCGGTCAGGGCTCTTGAGTGAATACGTGCCGCACTACACGTTGAAGCTCATACGCGAGAGTCCTGAACCAGATTGCTGTCCCATACTCCTGTGAAGATTCTGCCGGTGTAATTCCGGCGGCGTCGGCTCCACGAAACTGAGCACACAACAGGTAAGAGCATTTAGGGTGTAGGTCATTGACTGCCCGAAAACGGTGAACGCCGGCCGCAGTGCTCTTTCCGTTGTGGTGAATGCGCAGGCTGATGCGCTAGAGACGGCACCCCTTGATGAGGACAGCGCTATCTCTGGAGAATAGTCTTGGGTATGTGTAATGCCAGAGAAAGCCGGAGATCAGCACCGGCCACCACTCACGAAACCGAGCTGCAGCCCTAACTGGCTATCCTGCATCACCAGTGATAGTTATGCTGCAGCCTTCTAAATCCCTCTACCTTGGGACCATTACGGCTACCGTGCCGTCATTTTTACCCTTGGTATTCCTTCCCGCCTTGAGCGGGTTTTTTATTTTCAGGCTCACGGGAATCATCATCGACGTGCATTGTTGTTAATCCAGCCCGTGAAGCCTGACCCTTTTCAAACACACAGCGCCATCCGTCATCAACGGAGGTGGAGCATGCACAGAATGGACAAACTCACTACAGGCATTGCCTACGGCTCGTCCGCAGGTAGCGCGGGGTTCTGGATGCTACAACTGCTCGACAAAGTATCCCCATCCCAGTGGGCTGCCATTGGCGTTCTTGGGAGTCTGGTATTTGGTTTCCTTACCTACCTGACAAATTTGTATTTCAAAATCAAAGAAGACCGGCGCAAAGCTGCCAGGGGGGAATAATGTCTCCAGCACTGCAAAAAACTGTTATTGCAGCGGTCACGGGCGGCGCTATTGCGATCGCTTCCGCTCTCATAACCGGGCCAACCGGTAATGATGGTCTGGAAGGGGTGAGGTATAAGCCGTATCAGGATGTAGTCGGCGTCTGGACGGTCTGCTATGGACACACTGGCAAAGACATCATGTTGGGTAAAACCTACTCTGAGGCAGAGTGTCAAGCGCTGCTCAATAAAGACCTGAACACCGTCGCCAGCCAGATTAACCCTTACATCAAACAGCCAATCCCCGAAACGATGCGTGGGGCGCTGTACTCATTCGCGTATAACGTTGGCGCCGGGAATTTCCAGACTTCCACGCTGCTACGAAAAATCAACCAGGGAGACCAGAAAGGCGCATGTGACCAGTTGCGCCGCTGGACCTACGCCAAGGGCAAGCAGTGGAAGGGTCTGGTAACGCGCCGCGAGATTGAGCGCGAAGTGTGTTTATGGGGGCAAAGATGAAAGTAATCATGGTTATCTTAGCGTTATTGCTGTCTGCCTGTGATGCTGGCCCAACCCCTGCAAAATCAACGATGGCTGTTTCATCCCAGCTTTCTGCAGATGCAGATCGCATCAGGGTGACACAGATGTCGGAATTTCGTGATGAGCTTGCATACGGAAACTGGCGGGGTGTCTACCTCATACAGGATAAGCAGACCGGGAAGGAATACATTGGTATCAGCGGTATCGGGATTTCTGAGGTAGGAGCGCATAGCCAGATGGTTGGCAAGGTTTCGCAATCAGTAAGGGATGAGCGATGAGCCGCTTAACCGCAATTATCAGCGCAGTGGTTATCTGCCTGATTGTTTGTCTCGGGTGGTTGGCAATGCATTACCACAACGCCGCCAGTCAGCAGGAATCCAGAGCCGAAACTGCTGAGCAGCAGGTAAACACCGCTCAGGCCATTACCTCAAACGTCCTGACCACCATGACCATCTTCAACTCCATCGCAGAGGCCAATCAGCATGCAAAAGAGCAGATCGCACTGGGCGCATCGGGAGCCTCGGCAGACATCAAAGTGGCTATTGCGAACGATGATTGCGCTAATCGCCCTGTGCCTGCTGGCGCAGTTAAGCGGCTGCAACAATACGCGAACGGTTTACGTCAAAGTACCGGTGGTGCCGTTACCGGCCAGCCTGACAGCTGATACACCGCAACCGGCAATCCCAGACAATCTGACGTGGGGTCAAAGCCTGGATCTGAACGTCAGCCTGCTGTCGTCGCTGGGGCAGTGCAACAGGGATAAGGCCGATATCAGGCAAGCAGAGAAACAGCGAGCCTCGCAATAGCGGGGCTTTTTTATTGGAGGCCATATGCGCCTGACAGTTCTCGACGACGATCCGGGTGAACGCATCGAACCCGGTCGCGGGCGTATCACGGTATACCTTGATGGTGTTGAGGTGAAGCACGTCTTCTCGGCTGATAGCGATAAAGGCGAAGTGATTGCCGCCGTGCTTGATAGCCGGGGTTACCCCACTGCCGAAAACGGCGAGGTTAAGTGCGAGACTCTGTTCGGTCATGTGAGGATAGAGCGATGCCCGCGCTGATACCTCGTGCTTGCCGCAAGCGTGGATGCCCTGGTACCACCACTGACCGCTCAGGCTATTGCGAGAAGCATCGCAATGAGGGATGGCAGCAGCATCAGCAGGGCAAGAGCAGGCACGAGCGTGGTTATGGTAGCCAGTGGGATATCAGACGTGCGCGCATCCTAAAGCGTGACAATCATCTTTGTCAAAACTGCCTGCGCCGCAAGCTTGCTGTCCCCGCCACAACCGTTGACCACATCAAGGCTAAGGCTCATGGGGGTACCGATGACGATTCGAACCTCGAAAGCCTGTGCTGGCCCTGCCATCGAACGAAAACCGGGCGTGAACGCCTCAAATGATATCTATTATCATCTTGGCAGGGGTAGAGGGGGGGGCGGGGTCAAATCCCTGACGGCAAAGGCCAAAAGGACCGCCGCCTCAGTCAATTTTTTATACCCGCGAAAAATGAAATTTAACCAGGAGTAACGCTTATGGCTGGAACGGCGGGGCGTTCCGGGCGTAGACCAAAGCCAACGGCGCGCAAGGAGTTGGCCGGTAACCCCGGCAAGCGAGCCCTGAATAAAGAAGAACCCGTATTCACTCCCATTAAGGGCGTTGCACCTCCAGACTGGTTCACCGAAGAGGAACTTCCGTTAGCGTCCATCATGTGGGAGCTGACGACCAAGGAATTATGCGGACAGGGTCTGCTCTGTGTGACCGATCTCGCGGTGCTGGAGCGCTGGTGTGTTGCATATGAATTCTGGCGCAGGGCGGTAAAAAATATTGCGGTTGATGGGCTATCTATTACCGGCGCAATGGGCGGGAAAATTAAAAACCCTGAACTGACGGCAAAAAAAGAACAGGAATCAGAAATGAGTTCTACCGGTTCAATGCTGGGGCTGGACCCCAGCAGCCGACAGCGCCTGGTCGGTCTGGCCGGGAAGAAGAAGAACGAAAACCCATTCCTGAAGATGATCACGCCATGAGCCGAAAAGCCTATCCTAACGTTAACGCCGCAAATCAGTACGCCAGGCACGTTGTCGCCGGAAAGATTCCGGCATGCCAGTATGTTATTGATGCCTGCCAGCGACATATCGACGATTTGTCAAAATCGCAGGGAAAGAAATTCAGATACCGTTTTGATAAAGATTTTGCTGAACGTGCAGCCCGGTTTATTCAGCTCCTTCCACATACGAAGGGAGAGTGGGCATTCAAACGAATGCCGATCACGCTGGAACCCTGGCAACTATTTATTATTTGCTGTTCCTTTGGATGGGTACATAAAGGGACCAGGCTACGCCGGTTCAGAGAGGTGTACACCGAAATACCTCGTAAAAACGGGAAGTCAGCAATAAGCGCCGGTGTGGCGCTTTTTTGTTTTACCTGTGACGGTGAATTTGGCGCGGAGGTTTACTCCGGTGCAACCACTGAAAAGCAGGCGTGGGAAGTATTTCGCCCTGCGAGACTGATGTGCAAACGCACGCCGCTACTCGTTGAAGCCTTTGGGATAGAGGTCAACGCCAAGAACCTCAGTCGGCCTGAAGATGGCGCCAGATTTGAACCGCTAATCGGCAATCCTGGAGACGGGCAGTCACCGCACTGCGCTATTGTTGATGAATATCACGAGCATGAAAGTGATGCTCTATATACCACAATGATCACAGGCATGGGTGCCCGCAGACAGCCGATAATGTGGGCTATAACCACTGCTGGCTATAACATTGAAGGCCCTTGCTACGATAAGCGTCGTGAAGTTATCGAAATGCTGAACGGAACGGTGCCGAATGATGAACTTTTTGGCGTCATTTACACCGTTGATGAGGGGGATGACTGGACTGATCCGGCGGTTCTTCACAAAGCCAATCCTAATATGGGGGTATCGGTTTACTCTGACTTTCTTTTAAGCCAGCAAAACAGGGCCAAAAATAACCCCCGCATGGCCGGGATATTCAAAACGAAACACCTGAATATCTGGGTCGCGGCCCGCGCTGCGTATTTCAACCTGTTAAGCTGGCGAAAATGTGAAGATCAAACTCTCACCACTGAGCAATTTGAAGGCCAGCCCTGCATTCTCTCTTTTGACCTGGCGCGCAAACTGGACATGAACTCTAAGGTTCGCTTATTTACCCGTGAGATAGACGGGAAACGGCATTACTACTGTATATCTCCACGCTTCTACGTCCCTTATGACACCGTATACAGCAATGATGTTGACGATCACCGCACCGCTGAGCGGTACCGGAAATGGGTTGAGGCTGGGCTTATCACTATCACCGATGGGGCGGAAATTGACTACCGCGTAATACTGGAAGATGCCAAGCGTGACAATCAACAGACCCCTGTTGAACAAAGCCCCATCGATCCACATGGCGCGACAAACTTATCCCATCATCTGGCTGACGAACAGCTTAACCCGATAACCATTATCCAGAATTACACCAATATGTCGGACCCGATGAAAGAACTTGAGGCTGCTGTAGAGTCCGGGCGTTTTCATCATGACGGTAATCCGATAATGACCTGGTGTATTTCAAACGTCGTAGGTAAGCATCTGCCTGGAAATGATGATGTGGTGAGGCCGATAAAAGAGCAGAACGAAAACAAAATAGACGGTGCCGTAGCCTTAATAATGGCCATAGGTCGCGCAATGCTCAATGAGGAACGCGATTTCCTGTCTACTCTCGACCCGGATGAAGGGCTTTTAATTATATGAAAACACTTATCACTGATGCAATTGGGCTGGCCGGGTTCGGTTCGCTCGCTGCTGGTGTATATCTACAGTTCGGGCTGGCGCTATCTCTGATGATATCAGGTGGCCTGATACTGCTTTATGCGCTGGTGGCGGCAATGAGGGGGAAAAATGCTTCTTGATGCCTTGTTCCGTAGTGAGCCTCTGGAAAACCCCAGCACACCGATCTCGGGGGAATCAGCAGAAACAGATAATATTTTTGCCCGTGACGTGTTTGTCAGCCCGGAAACAGCGATGAAGCTGGCTGCGGTGTATGCGTGTATTTACGTTATCTCTTCGAATATCGCTCAGATGCCACTGCATGTTATGCGGAAAACCAATAATAAGGTTGAAGCTGCACGCGACCACGGTGTGTTTTACCTGCTTCACGATGAACCGAATATATGGCAGACCAGCTATAAATGGCGCGAGTTAAAGCAGCGCCACATTCTAGGCTGGGGTAATGGTTACACATGGGTTAAGCGCTCCCGACGTGGAGAGGTTTCCGGACTTGAATGCTGTATGCCTTGGGAGACGACGTTACTTAATACTGGCGGACGCTACACCTATGGAGTTTACAACGAAGAGGGGGCATTTGCCGTCAATCCCGATGATATGGTGCATATCCGGGCGCTGGGTAATAACCAGAAGATGGGGCTCAGCCCAATTATGCAGCATGCCGAGACCATAGGTATGGGGATGAGCGGGCAGAAATATACCAGCTCGTTCTTTAACGGAAATGCAAGGCCTGCCGGGATTATTTCAGTCAAACAAGATTTGAATAAAGAAAGTTGGGGATGGCTTAAAGAGCAGTGGCAGAAAGCTACTGCAGCTTTACGCAGTCAGGAAAACAAAACATTACTTCTCCCGGCACAACTGGATTACAAAGCGCTCACAGTTTCCCCGGTCGATGCCCAAATTATCGAGATGTCGAAACTAAACCGTTCAATGATTGCAGGAATATTCAACGTTCCGGCACACATGATCAACGACCTCGAAAAAGCCACGTTCTCAAACATTACGCAGCAGGCCATTCAGTTTGTCCGATACACGATCATGCCGTGGGTGACGAACTGGGAGCAGGAACTTAACCGCCGCCTGTTTACCCGTGCTGAGCTGGCCGCCGGATATTACGTCAGGTTCAACCTTACTGGTCTGCTTCGCGGTACCCCGCAGGAGCGCGCGCAGTTCTACCACTTCGCGATCACTGATGGCTGGATGAGCCGCAATGAGGCGCGAGCCTTCGAAGATATGAATCCGGTAGATGGCCTGGATGAAATGCTGGTGAGCGTTAACGCCGCGAACCCGGCAGACGATTTTAAGGCACCAAAAACCGATGAGGAAAAGCCCAATGAATGACCGTGAAACGCGCTGTTACAGCGGGGAGGTCAGAGCCGAGCAACGCACCGATGAACCTACCCGCATTCTGGGCTATGGCTCGGTATTCAACAGCCGTTCTGAACCCCTATGGGGATTCCGCGAAATTATCAAGCCCGGAGCATTTGACGATGTGCTGAATGATGATGTTCGCGGGCTGTTTAACCATGACCCCAATTTTATTCTCGGACGGAGCGCCGCCGGAACGCTGTCCTTGTCAGTCGACGATCGCGGCCTGCGTTACGACATTACAGCACCGGATACGCAGACTATCCGCGATCTGGTGCTGGCGCCTATGCTGCGCGGTGATATTAACCAGTCGTCCTTTGCTTTTCGGGTAGCCCATGACGGTGAAAACTGGTACCAGGACGATGAAGGGATTGTTATTCGTGAAATATCGAAGTTTTCCCGGCTGTTTGATGTCAGCCCGGTGACCTATCCAGCATATCAGGAGGCCGATTCTGGCGTCCGATCAATGAAAGCCTGGCAGGAGGCGCGCAACAGCGGCGCGCTACAGAACGCCATTAATCAACGAATGGCGCGCGAGCGCCTGCTGACCCTTCTTAACGCGTAAGGAAAAAACATGAAACTGCATGAAATGAAGCAAAAACGTAATACCATCGCCAGCGATATGCGCGCACTGCATGAAAAAATTGGTGATACGGCCTGGACTGATGAGCAGCGTACTCAGTGGCAGGCGTCTAAAACTGAGCTGGATAGCCTGGATGAGCGTATTTCTCGCGAAGAGGAATTACGCCGACAGGATCAGAGCTATATTGAAGTGAATGAGCAGGAGCAGCGCCAGCAGCAAAACCAGAACCAGGGAACACCAGAAGCGCAGGCAGAAGCGCGTCGTGCTCTGGCGTTTGATAAATATTTACGCCAGGGTTTTTCTGAGTTGTCAGCTGAAGAACGCCAGGCTGTAAAAGAGCATCGTGCTCAGGGCGTATCACCTGACGAGAAAGGCGGCTATACCGTCCCTACGCAAATGCTGAACAAAATCGTTGATGCGATGAAAGCATATGGCGGTATCGCAAGTGTCGCCCAAATCCTCAACACTTCTAACGGGCAGGATATTACCTGGTCAACCTCTGATGGTACCTCTGAAGAAGGCGAGCTTCTGGCCGAAAACTCGGCGGCTTCTGAAGGTGATGTGACCTTTGGTACCGCTGTTCTTGGGGCCAAAAAACTTTCTTCAAAAATCATTCGCGTGTCCAATGAGCTGCTTCAGGATAGCGGTGTTGATATTGAAGCCTACCTCGCTGGCCGAATTGCCCAGCGCATTGGCCGCGGCGAGGCGAAATATCTGATTCAGGGAACGGGTGCCGGCACACCGACTCAGCCCAAGGGGCTGTCAGCATCTGTAACCGGCACGGTGAATACGGCATCGGCAACTGCGTTTACCTGGAAAGAGATGAATGCGTTGCGCCATGCTGTCGATCCGGCCTATCGCACTGCTCCGCAAATTCGCTGGGCCTTTAACGATAAAACCCTGCAGGTTGTGGAAGAGATGGAGGACAACCAGGGGCGTCCTCTTTGGTTACCTTCTATTATCGGTGGCGCCCCTGCTACCGTTCTGAACGTTCCCTACGTCGTGGATCAGGGTATCGCTGACCTCGGCGCCGGAAATAAATTTATCTATTTCGGTGATTTTAACCGCTTCATCATCCGCCGTGTGACCTATATGACCCTGAAACGGCTGGTGGAGCGTTACGCAGAGTATGACCAGACTGCGTTCCTGGCATTCCATCGTTTTGACTGCGTACTGGAAGATACTGCAGCCATCAAAGCGCTGGTGGGTAAACCGGCATCTGGCGGCTAAGGCAATAATCAGCTTCAATCTCCACCGCTACGGCGGTTTTTTTGTGCCCGCAGTTCGCTGCGGGCCAGGGAAAAAACATGAGCACAACGATTGAGAAGTTACGGGCTCAGTGTCGGATCGATATTGACGATACAACGGAAGATGAGTTGCTGAAGCTCTATTTTGGTTCTGCGCGACGTAAGGCAGAAAACTTCATTAACCGCAAACTTTATGAAGATGAAGTGCCAGAAACCGATCCTTATGGGCTGCTGATTGCTGACGATATTTTATTGGCGCTGATGCTGCTGGTAGGGCACTGGAATGAGAGTCGCGAAGAAGCTTCCGATGTTAATAAGATGAGCATCCCCTTCGGCTTTACCTCGCTGCTTGAACCCTATCGATTTATTCAGTTGTAGGAGAATTTATGCAGGCAGGACGATTACGGCACCGCGTCACCATCCAAAATTTCACAACCTCCAGAACGCCTTCTGGCCAGCCAGTTGAAAATTGGGAAGATGGGAAAACCATCTGGGCCGAGGTTAAGGGGATAAGTGGTCGGGAGTTGTTAGCCGCTGGCGTCGAGCATGCCGATGCGACAATCCGAGTATGGGTGCGTTTTCGCAGGGATATTTCAGCCACATCCCGATTGAAGGTACGCACTGGCCCGTTTAAAGGTGCAATTCTTAACGTCACGGGACCTCCGGTTCCGGATATCAAAGGTACCCGGCTGGAAATTCTCTGCAAAAAGGGGACCGAAAAATGATTGATGTGAATCTGGATTTTTCCGGCTTACAGGATATTGCCCGAGATCTGCAAACCCTCAGCAAGGCCGAAAACAATAAAGTCCTCCGGGATTCGACCCGCGCCGGGGCTGAAGTCCTCAGGAAGGAAGTGATTGATCGGGCCCCTGAGAAAACCGGGAAGCTGAAGAAAAACGTTGTTGTCGTCACTCAGAAAAGCCGCCGCCGTGGCGAAATCTCATCCGGGGTGCACATTCGTGGCGTTAACCCGCAAACGGGGAACAGTGACAACACCATGAAGGCCAGCAATAAGCGGAATGCTTTCTACTGGCGCTTTGTTGAGCTGGGAACGGCAACGGCCCCCGCACATCCTTTTGTCCGTCCTGCGTTCGATACCCGCATCGAGGAAGCCGCCCAGGTTGCGATGAACCGAATGAATACGGCTATTGATGAGGTTCTGGCTAAATGACAGAGGATGATATTTATACCCTGCTGGTTCCGCTGGCCGATGGTCGGGTTTATCCCTATGTGGTTCCGCTGGGGAGCGACAATCTTCCAGCGGTCGCTACTCCCTACATCATCTTTTCGATCCCGACAGATGTTGGCGGGGATGTGTTCTGCGGGCAGGCGGAATCGACACTGCACATTCAGGTCGATGTCTGGGCCAAAACGAACGACGAGGCCAGGGCGTTGCGGCTTGAGGCCCTTTCCCGACTGGAAGTTCTTTCACCCGCCGAAGTGACAAAAATCCCTGGCTACGACACAACAACCCATCTTTATCGGGCAACGCTTGAAATAACGGTCATTGCCTGACAAAAACCAATCCAATCCGACCGCCACTCGCGGTTTTTTTCATTTATGGAGGCTGCAATGTCAGCACTATTTGAACGCGCCCAAAAAACGGTAGTAATGATTACCTCAGTGCCGGTCACTGCGGCAGAACTGGACACGGCGACCTGGTTAAACCTGAGTTGCACTATCAAACAGGCCAGCTTTACCGCCGGTCAGAAAAACGATATTGACGTGACAACGCTATGCTCTGACGAAACGGAAAATATCAACGGCCTTCCGGCACCGTCTGAAATGTCTCTTTCTGGTAACTTCTACCGCAACCCGGCACAGGATGCCCTACGCGCGGCTTACGATAACGACGGCGTTTATGGATTTAAGGTTATTTTCCCGTCTGGAAATGGGTTCCTGATGCGTTCTGAGGTGCGTCAGCACACCTGGGATTCTCAGACCAATGGTGTGGTGGCCGCAACGTTCTCACTGCGCCTGAAAGGCAAACCATCCAATATTAATGCCCCAGGAATTCTGTCTTTCGCTACAGACCTTCCGGCTTCCCAGACAGTCGCGGCAGGAAGCGCCCTGACAATGGGTGTTGTCGTTCAGGGCGGCACAGCACCTTATACCTACGTCTGGAAAAAAGGTTCCTCAACCGTCAGCGGGCAGACCAGCGCCACTTTCAATAAGGCCAGCGCCGTATCAGGTGACGCCGGGGTTTATTCATGCGTGGTTACTGATGCCGATGGCACCGTTATTACTTCTGCTGACCACACCGTCACCATCAGTTAATGGAGCGCCGGGAAACCGGCGATAAACTTAATGGCAAAACAGAATCTTAAAGCGCTTGCACTGGCCCCTATGGCGGGTTTTCGCAAAAAATCAGTCACCGTTCCGGAGTGGGATAACGCAGAAGTTATCATTCGCGAACCGTCGGCTGAAGCCTGGATACGCTGGCAGGGGATCGCCAGCAAACTACCGGAAGGACAGGAAGCGCCAGAGGTTCCAGAACTGACCCCTTCAGAACGTGCTTTCCGCACGATGCGGGCAGATGTCACGCTGTTTATTGATATTTTACTGGATACTGACCTGCAGTACGTTTTCACCGTCGATGACACCGAACAAGTTGAAGCGATTTACGGGCCTGTTCATTCCCGGCTGTTGAAACAGGCGCTTGATCTCATTCGTGACGCGGATGATGCCAAAGCAAAGTAAAAATGCCTGGCATGCAGTTTCTGATGGCGCTGGCGCTCCGGATGGGCCGCACGCTGGGCGAACTGCGACAGACCATGACGGTTGGCGAATTCAGGATGTGGGCTGAATACGACCGTCTCAGCCCGATTGGTGATGTGCGTGGCGATATTCTCAATGCTCAGCTGGTTTCAGCGATGTACGGTGCGCAGGGCGGTAAAGTCACCATTGAAGACGCTCAACTCCAGTGGAGCGCAGAAGAAGACGAAGTAAGCGACGGCGGCGATCCATTTGCCGGGTTAGAGGCAGCGCTTCTTGCTGCCTCAGCATGATATTACAAAATCAGGTAGTCAGTTATAATTCGTGTAGATGCCATTTTTAACTGGTGTTATGTTATTTTTTTTACACACGGAGTGCTTTCGATGACTACTACTGGTTGGATTTTATTATTTGTTTTCGCTCGTCTTGTTGATCTTGTTATTTGGTATTTTCTTAACAGAGGAAGCGTAAGGGCAAATGATCAGATCGCTATGCTTAAAGAAATTTCTAAAAAGCAAAGTGCTCAAATTGATCTTCTTATTGCGCTTGCTCATAAAAAAGATGAACCAGAAAAAGATTACCTCGAAGAAGCCAGGAAAAAAGCTGGTTTAATTTAATTATACTTAAATCATGAAAACCCCGCAGTGCGGGGTTTTTTGTTTCTGAGGAAATGAAATGGCAACCCTGCGTGAACTTATCATTAAAGTTTCTGCTAACTCTCAGTCTTTTCAGACAGAGATTGCCCGCGCGTCACGTATGGGGGCTGATTATTATAAGACAATGCAGAGTGGTGGTCGGCAAGCCGCTGCTGCATCAAAAGATACCCGCCGAGCATTGTCTGAGTTGACCGATCAAATGGAGTCAGCAAAATCTTCAGCGATGTCTCTTGCGGGAGCATTTGCTGGTGCCTTTGCTACCGGACACCTCATTTCACTGGCTGATGAATGGAATTCTGTTAATGCTCGCTTAAAGCAGGCGTCTCAGTCTACGGATGATTTCTCGTCTTCCCAGCGCCTGCTGATGGATATAAGCCAAAAAACTGGCACGGCATTTTCTGATAATGCCAATCTTTTTTCTCGCTCTGCGGCATCAATGCGTGAGTTCGGCTACAGCTCAACAGAAGTATTGCAGATTACCGAGGCTATCTCTACAGGGCTGAAACTTTCAGGGGCCAATGCCCAAGAGTCCAGCTCTGTCATTACTCAGTTCAGTCAAGCCCTGGCACAGGGCGTGCTCCGTGGCGAAGAGTTTAATGCGGTAAATGAAAGCGGAGATCGTGTTATTCGTGCCCTGGCTGCTGGTATGGGCGTTGCACGTAAAGACCTGAAAGGTATGGCTGATCAGGGGAAACTTACCATTGATAAAGTTGTACCTGCACTAATTAGCCAACTTGGAAAACTTCGCGACGAATATGGAGAATTACCACAAACAGTTTCTTCGTCTGCGACAAAAATCGAAAATGCTTTCATGCAATGGGTTGGCGGCGCTAATGAAGCAAGTGGAGCTACACGCACTTTAACTGGTTTACTTAATGGTGTGGCTGAAAATATTGACACCGTTGCCACTGCTGCTGGTGTGCTGGTTGCTGTTGGCGTAAGTCGATATTTTGGAGGTATGACTTCGGGGGCTTATTCAGCAACAGCTGGAATAATTAACGCAGCAAAAAGCGAAGTAGCGTTAGCTGAAGCTCAAGTCAGAGGGACCCAGATTTCTACAGCGCGAGCACGCGCAGCACTATATCGGGCCCAGCAAGCCCTGTCCGCAGCACGCGGAACCGACGCACAAACCGTCGCGGAGAATAGACTGTCGTTGGCACAGGAATCTTTGAACCGAAATATACAGGCAAGAATTGCTGCCCAATCAGCCTTGAACTCTGTTACATCGGTAGGTTCAAGGCTCATGGGGGGAGCACTAGGGCTTGTTGGCGGCATACCTGGACTGGTGCTTCTCGGAGCTGGCGCTTGGTACACAATGCATCAGAATCAGGAGCAGGCCCGCCTTTCAGCTCAGGACTACGCAAAAACTATCGATGAAGTCAGGGAAAAGACCAAATCAATGTCCTTACCTGAGGCATCTGATAATGAGGAAAAAACGAGACAATCTCTTGATGAGCAAAACCGACTCATTGACGCCCAGTCCTCTAAAGTTAAAAGCCTCAAGGAAGAAATAGCTGGTTATCAGTACATTTTGGCAAACCCTGGCCCTACAACCAGCGGAGGTTTCATGATTAATCATCTTACCTCTGTTGAAACCGCTACTCGAGGGCTTGAAGATGCCACTTCAGCACTTGCTGTAGAGCAGGAACGTCTGTCGCAAATGCAGGCTAAATCTGAATCTATACAGTCGGTTCTTGAAGGACTCGAACATCGCCGGATTACATTGATTCGGCAGCAGGCTGCAGAACAGAACGCTGCATATCAGTCATTGATAATGATGAATGGTCAGCATACAGAATTTAACCGCCTTCTGGGGCTTGGTAATAACTTACTGATGGCGCGACAAGGATTAGTTAATGCGCCGATGCGAATGCCCCAGTCAGATTTAACATCACAACAAACAAATGCGCTTGAGAAGAGTCGCCGCGATTTAGCGCTTTCAAAGCTCAAAGGTGAAGCAAAAGAGAGAGCCAGACTGGGATATGCTGCTGATGACCTGGGATTAACTAACGATCCGCAGTATCAGACTGGAAGGCAGGAGCTTGTTAATAATGGACTTGCCGAGTGGAGAAATAATGAAGCGAATAAGCCAAAAAGAAAAGGTCCAAAAACTGATGAAGAAAAAGCAGAGGATGTTTATAAGCGACTGCTAAAACAGCAGCGGGAACAAATAGCCCTCGCAAGCCAGAATACCGAACTGGCAAAAGTAAAATATCAGGTAACTCAGGGTGAATTGCACACCCTCGAACAAGCCAAAAAAGAAACTCTTCTTCATAATGCTGCGCTTATCGATCAGAAAAATATTGCCGAACAGTTGAAAACCTTCCGCGAAGGACTGGCCGACAGTAACGCCGCCGCTCGTGATCGGGGGAATATTGATTTCCTTGGTGCAGGAATGGGCGACAAGGCCCGTGACCGCATGAAGGAAATGGCTGATATTCGTACTGATTTCCTCAAACAGCAACGAGAGCTTCAACGTGACTTCAGTAAAGGGCAGATATCCGAAGACCTGTATAAGAAACAAACTGAGGCGTTGAAAACTGCACTTGATGAGCGCCTGACAATACAGGAGGACTATTACAAAAAGGTTGACGAGAAGCAATCTGACTGGCGTGCCGGAATTAGCGATTCGCTGATGAACTACGCTGATCAGGCTACTGACCTCAGTTCAATGGCAGCATCAGCGACCAGCGAGATTCTCAATAACACCACGAACTCCATTTCCAACAACCTGACCAGTGTTCTGACTGGTGCGACTTCGTTCAAGGATGGCATGTCGAATATCTTCAGCTCTCTGGGCGAAACGGTGATTCAGACGCTGATCCAGATGGCAACACAGGCGTTAATCACCAAAGCGATTATGGCGTCGTTCGGTGGTGCTGCTGGTGGGATGTTCGGTAGTCTTTTTGGTGGAGCCGGTGGAGCTGCAAGTAGTGGAACTGCGCTGCAAAGCTTCGGATCGTCTTTTTCCTTTAACGCCCTCGGCGGTGTCTACGATTCGCCGTCACTTTCTGCATACAGCGGCGGCGTATACAGCACTCCGCAGTATTTTGCCTTTGCGAAAGGGGCTGGCGTGTTCGGTGAAGCTGGCCCGGAAGCAATTATGCCGCTGACCCGTGGCGCTGATGGTTCGCTGGGGGTTCGTGCTGTTGGGCGTGAGTCACCGGCAGTCCAGGATGCCGCAAGGCAGATTGAGGCGCAACCACGAATCGCGGTCAGTGTGGATGCCCGTAGCACGTTTAGCGGGCAACCTGATGACGCAACGATGCTGGCAGTAGAGCGTCGGAATGCCGCGTTAAAGCATGAAATTATTAACGAGTTAGCAGCTGAAGTGATTAAACCGCAAAAGAGATTTGGACGGGCTATTTACTCTAATCTTCAGGCTAAAAGACCAGACTGATTACCTGCCAGGAGGAAATGTTAATGGCAGATATTATCTACCCGGATGAGTACCTGCCCATGCCGCTGATGGACGGGTACGGGTTTAAGCCTGTATCGCCATTATTACGCACGGAATTAACCTCCGGTCGCTCCAGGCAGCGACGGCGATATACTTCAACACCCACTCAGGCATCAGTTAAATGGATTTTTCAGACTGACGCGCTGGCGCAGGTGTTTGAAGCTTTTTTCCGTGATGCTCTTAAAGATGGTGAATACTGGTTTTATCTGAAACTCCAGACCCCCATTGGGGTAAAGCCCTATAGAGCCAGGTTCGTGGATATTTACGAAGGGCCGACGCTGGTGGCACCAAAATACTGGCAGTACAGCGCAACGCTGGAGTTATGGGAGCGTCCGTTACCGCCTGCGGGTTGGGGAAATTACCCGGAATGGCTCGCTGGGCAGTCATTACTCGATATTGCACTGAATAAAGAGTGGCCTAAACATGGAGATACTTGAGCGGCTTTACGCCAGCAGTGGTTCGGAGGTAATTCATGACACGCTGGAAATTACAACTGGACAGGAAACATACCGACTGACTCAGGGATACGACGATATAAGTGTGACGCTTGAAGATGGTCAGCTGGCGACGTTCGAAGCCTGCGCGATTGATATCGCACTTCCTGCACGTAATACCGATGGCACACAGGATTTGAAATTTGCCATCAGCAACATCGACGGCGTTGTTTCACGGGCGATTGATAAGATTCTGGATGAACAGAAATCAGCAAAACTGACTTTTCGCCGGTACGTTTCCACTGATTTATCAGCGCCAGCCGCAGCGCCATACATGCTTGATGTTAAAAACGGCTCATGGACGCCGACAGCGGTTCAGATAACCGCCGGGTATATGAACATTCTGAAAACCGCGTGGCCCCGTAATCGTTACAACCTCGTTGATCATCCCGGTCTGCGCTATCTGTCCTGAGGTTCATCTATGTTTCAACCTGAAAAATATCTTTCAGTCAAATGGCTGAAGGGGGGCCGCGCTTACCCTGAGCTTGACTGTTTCGGCATTGTGAATGAAATCCGCGCAGACCTTGGGTTACCCCTCTGGCCTGATTTTGCAGGGGTGACAAAAGACGGCGGTGGCCTGGACCGCGAGGCAAGAAAGTTGATGCGCTCTCTTGAGCGCTGCGAACCCTGTGAGGGGGCGGGAGTGGCATGTTACTCCGGCTCTGTCGTGACGCATGTCGGTATCGTGGTCTGGCTGGATAATCAGCTTCAGGTTGCCGAGTGTAATCACGGCACTAACGTAACATTCCTCCCCCTCAATCGTTTTATTCGTCGATTTTACCGTGTGGAGTTCTGGCGATAATGACTATCCGATTCTATCCGTCACGCCTGCCCGGTGAACCTCTGGCGAAGCGTGAACACGCTGAAATGACCCTGCATGACTGGCTGCGAAAAAACGTTCCCAGTTATGCGCCTGGCAAAACGCACCCGATCGCGGTTGAAGTTAACGGACGACCCGTCCCGCCTGCTGAGTGGCCATTATGCTATTTACGTGCAGATAGTGATGTTCGTATTTACCCCGTCCCCTATGGTACCGGACTGGAAATTGCTGCCTGGGCAGCGGTGGCTGTCACTGTAGCCTCTGCTGCATACAGCATCATTATGATGTCCCAACTCGGGAAAACAGGAGCATCGACCGCTAACGGCGACCAGCTGGATTTAACCCCCGCAAAGGCTAACACTGCAAAACTCGGGAGTCCAATTCGGGAGGTGTTCGGGCGCTGCAAAGTTTACCCGGATTACCTGGTCCAGCCCGTCAGTCGGTTCGACCCGAATGATCCGCAGATTTATCGCACCGAGCTGTTTTTATCCGTGGCATACGGTGATTACGCTGATTTCCGCAACACAGTAAAAATCGGCAACACACCACTTTCCTCATTCGGGGATGATGCCTCTGTAACGATTTATCCACCCGGCGCTGACGTCAGCGGCGATCGCAGGGCAGATAACTGGTTTAACTCAACAGAAGTCGGTGGTACCAACTCCGGCACTGCCGGTCTCGACCTCGCGTCCACGGGGCCGGGGAGGGTGAGTATCAGCGCTGCGGCGGTTGCCGTTTCCGGGGATGCCGTTACGCTGATTGGTCAGACAGCAGACGACGATTCAGGAAACGATACGTCGGTCCCTGAGTCGTGGAAAGCGGGTACTGTCATTACCATCGTGACGCCTGACACCTTCACTGTCAGCAATGACGGTGGCCGAACGGCTATCCATGGCGATTTTACGGAGCTTAACCCGGTTGTAGGTCAGGCGGTGAGCCTGCACTGGACGAACTACGATTACGATCTTTTTGTGTCGTCGTTTACGCCTGGTTCCCCGGCTGTTCCCGGCGTCGGCGGTTCAGCGGCATCTCTGACCGCTTCAGCCGCGCCGACCACGTATGATTTCAGCGCATCCCCTGTCTCGTTCACGCTGACCTGGTCAGGACATAGCTATGTGATTTCCCTGTCGGCGAATTATCTCACGATGGCTGCGTTGCTCGATACCATCACCGACCAGCTGACCGGGTCGGGACTTATCGCGCAGGATGCCGGTGGCCGCGTGCAGATTATTGAGAAAACCAGCCCGTGGAGCGGGCGCAGCATTGGCTACACAACGCTTCCATCTGCGGTATTCGGGGATGCTCCCGTCAACGTTGCGGGCGTGGCGTCTACCGGCGGGAGCCCGGAAATCTTACCCGCTATCACGCTGGCATGGGGTAGCGCTTCAGGAACTGCATTTTCAGGCATTCCCGACGGCACCCAGCGTATAGCGTTGAGTGCAAAAGGGGACCAGTACAAGATAACTGACATTGACGGGCTGACGATTACTGTCAGCAGGATGAAGGAGGATATTTCCGGCAATCTGGTGATTGATACCAGTTGGCCGGGATTCACCTCCCGCACGTTACTGGACGCCAGTATTACAGGTTTAAATGACTCATCGGACTGGATGGGACCATTTTTGTGCTGCCCCGATGGAGAAGTTACTACTGAAGTCGAACTGAACTTTACCTACCCACAGGGGCTGGTCGATATCGGGAGTAAAGACGGAAAAATTCACTGGCACGACGTCTGGATCACTATTCAGTATCGTCTGACCGGGACCAGCGCCTGGCAATCTGTTTCCATCAGACACGGCAATAATACCGTCAACATGATCGGCTACACCGAGAGGATTGCATTCCCGACGCCGGGAAACTATGAGATTCGTGTCAAACGTGATACGCCCGTCTGGGGCGGGACGACGCGCGATTCTGTCCAGTGGCAATCACTGAAAGCAAAGCTATCTGCCAGGCCAGTCAGGTACCAGAACATCACCACGATGGCGATTACCCTGCGGACTGGTCCTCGCCTGGCATCTCAGTCCGATCGGCGCGTCAGTGCGGTTATCAACAGGCTGTATGATGGCAGCCCGTCGCGCAGTATTTCCGGCGGGTTTTACTATCTCGCCCGCAGCCTGGGGTACAGCGACAGCCAGATCGATATCGCGTCTATTAACCAACTGGAGGCGACATACTGGACACCACGCGGGGAGTATTTTGATTATGTGGCTGACAGCGACAGCACATCGGCAAAGGATATTTTCGACCGTATCACCGAAGCCGGGATGGGTTACTTCCTTCTGTCAGACGGTAAGATTTCGGCGGGTAGGGAGGGAATAAAAAGCTGGGCCGGGATGATCACCCCGCAGGAAATGACTGAGGAAATGCAGACAACTTTCCGCGCCGTGACGGACGATGATTTCGACGGCGTGGACGTGAAATATATCAACCCCACCACCTGGGCAGAGGAAACTGTGCAGTGCCGGACGCCGGATAATCCGGTACCGCGAAAAGTTGAATCGCACTCGCTGGATATGGTGATGAGTGCAGACAGGGCATACCGCATCGGCATGCGCCGGTTGATGAAGCACATTCATCAGCGACGGACATATTCAACGTCAACGGAAATGGATGCCTGGTGCTATCAGTTCAGTGATCGCCTGGTGCTGGCCGATGATATTCCGACATCAGGAACTATCAGCTGTCTGATTGAACACAGGGAATATGATTCAGAGAAAATCACTCTGTTTGTGACTGAACCGCTCAGCCGTGGTTATGCCAGTCCGCGTTGCTGGATACGGTTCCAGGACGGAAGGGCATCGCGACTGCTGGTGCCGACGTTAATTGACGATTACACGCTCACCGTACCCTACAGCGCCGATCTTGAGCCTGAACTCTGGATTTTTGACGATCCGAGCGTTGAGCCGCCGAGATTGCTGTTTTGCGAAAGCGAACAGCGCGCGCGACATGGTTTAGTTGCTGAAATCGCGCCGTCGGATAACGGCACTTTCCAGGTGACCGCCCCGGAATATAAAGACATTTTCTACAACTATGACGACGCCACATATCCCGGCAACGTCTCGTAATACCTCATAACAACCCCTGATTAACTCTTTTCGCTTAAACCCTCGTTTAGGCGAAGCCTCTTTTTGGAGCAAAAAACATGGCCTTTAATCCGCCACTGGGGAGCACGTCTCCCGCCGTGCTGCTCGATAATGCCAAACGCCTGGATGAGTTGGCCAACGGGCCCGCTGCCATTGTTCCCGATCGTGCAGGTCAACCGCTGGATTCCTGGCGTAAAATGCAAGAAGACAATGCTGCGCTGGTGGACGAAACCCGCCAGAACCTTATCCCCCTGAGTCGTCAGTACATGACGCTGGAAGAGGCACAGGCTGATATCGCGAATATCCCGGTTGGGTCGACAACGTATTACCGCAGCCCTGACGACAGCGCCCTGGCTATTGAGGTAATCAATAACGCAGGTACGCTTGTAGCAACCGGCAGAAAAATGCCCTCAGCGATGCCTACAGGCTATCAGGCCGCAACGGCAGTCAGCAGCAGCGCTGCAAACACGGTCGCGATCACTATTCCAGGCCTGCTTGTTGACAGCAGCCTGATTTATTTCCTGTCCCCCATCCTGAATACCGGCGCGGTCAATGTCACGGTGACGGACTCGAAAGGCAACAGCGTGACTCGCTCTGTGCTAAGAAGGGCTAACGCCGTCCTGGTTGGTGGTGAGCTGATTCAATATAACCCAGTGCTAATGGTTTACCGTGGCGCACCAACTGATAATTTCATGTTGATAGCGTCCGGGGCTACGGCGTCGGAGGTGGGATCCAGCCTTGACGCATACAAGACCACTAATGACGCCCTGACCGCCACCCTGAAAAATCAGGTGCCTATCCCGGTGACGGTTAGCAGTGTTGCCGATGATATTTACACGGCAACATCATCCATCACCAGTGGTGAGCTAACGAACTGGCGACTGTTCCTGTTTACGCCGCCATCTGCAAATACAACCCGTACCCCCAAGCTGAAACTCAATGCGTGGGGTGCCTATGACATTAGACATATTAATGGCGGGCAGGTTGCTGCCGGAGACCTGGCATCAGGCCGGGCGCATCTGCTGCACTGGCACGCAGGGGCTAATCAGTTTCGGGTAATGACGTATGCCGATGAGCGAGAAAAAATTTACGGTACAGTTCTTCGCGCAACCATGACCAGCGATGCCAGTACGCCGAATGATTTATCTGTCACGGTTGATGGTTATATCGGCAATGGCACGTTGGTAGTATTGGAACCACCAGCAACGAATACCGGGGCGGTCGCCATCACTGTCGTTAACCGTTACGGCGACAAGATTGTACGCAGTGTGTTTAAGGGTGCAAACTCGCCGCTGACAGGTGGGGAGATAAAGTACGCAGAACCAGTTTTTCTGATGTATCGCGGCGCACCGCAAAACAACTTCAAAATCATTTCGTCCGGCGATTTGTCCACTCCAGTGGCAAAACTCCAGTCGGATGTTGAAACTCTCAAAGCCTCATTTACCGACCCGTATGCGAAGCTGGCGAAAAAAATTATCGGCGATGGTACGACCGCGAATACCGGGCCTTTTGGTTCGATATCGTTCACGAATGGGGTAAGGACCACAGTTAAGCGTCGGCTGGTATTTACCTCAATCGGCTCGTCAGTCGGTGTTGGAGCGGGTTCTTCTGATGGTTCCAAATTTGCGCCTAACTCGCTGTTCGTCGAGGCCATGAAAGCGCAGTTAGCCGGGTACGGTAACTTTGAGTTTATCAATGATAACCAATGTATTCCCACTCAGGCGCTACAGCAGTTTTCTGCCCAACTTCATAACTCACCATACTTCACCAGCACAAACGAGAATGACTGGCCCGATTTTGTACTCATTATTGGCGGCATGAATGATGCGCCCGTCGGGAACTTTAACAACGGGCTAACGTTCCCTGCGCAAAAAGGAAAACTTGAAGCTCTTATCGATGAGTGTAAAGCCAAAGGCGCGGTAGTGATTGTTGCTACCAGCCCACACCACAACCCACTAAGCCCGTCTGTTACGGCTATGGACTTAGGCAGCCTGAACGTTTCATGGCCTGTCAGGACGTTCAACGTTGACACAAACTATACCTTTGATGCGGCAGCGCGAACCATCAATGGCGGGGCATTCTCCTACGGGACAGACAACGCCGCTACCAGCTGGGGCGGCCAGATTCTTCAGGTAGGTCATACGCTCCGTGTATTGAGTGGTGAAAACGCGGGGGACTACACAATCTCAGCCATTTCTGCCGACCGGAACACCATCACAGTAGCAGAATCTTTCCCGGCTTCTGGTCTCATAAAGACGACTATTCGTCATATCGGTCTTAACAGCCTACGCGAAGAGATTCTAGAGCCACCTCCGTCACGATCATTTATCGAGCGGGACTGGTCTGGAAGCAGAACCAAAACCGTAGGCGCTGCCCGATTCGGCATGGTGAACAGCATGTTCCGGTCTGTGGCAAGAGATAAAGCGGTATTCCTGATGGAATGTGAAATACCGTGGTTCCGGGATGGCGTTGAAGCGCATGGTTGGGCGGCGCTGTTCGACGGTACGAACTACAACCACCCGAATGACCTCGGCTATACCGTCAGTTACAAGGCTGGCGCAGATGCAGCGGCATTTAGTCTGTGCAAACTGATTTACGGCGAAAAATACTACTTACCTTCGTGAGGAATAATTATGGCTTTCAAATTATCATCACCCAAAACCGTTCAGATTCATTATCTCAGCGGGTATCTCTGCGATAAGCAAATCGAAATCGACCTGATTTATGCCGTCGAAAGCGTCCGGCAGGACGACGCTGGTGTGGTCAAGGCTTCGCTATCCGTGCGCTACGATGACCAGGCAAAAATCATGGTGGGAGATTACCCCGTTACGCTGGATACCACATCATCAAAATCCTGGGCTGAGCAGGCAGAAGCGCAAATTATGGAGCTGGAAGAGTTTTCTGGTTCAGTTGCTTCATAAAGCCGCCTGTAGAGAAAATTGATAGCCGCAGCCTCTTTGATCTGCCTCCTGAATGAAATTACTGTATGCATAAACAGTATATTCAGGAGAGCAGATCATGCTTCGTCAGTCAGACATCACCCAGGCGTTCCGTGAGTCGATCGCCGTTAATCCGAAGGGGTATCGTTACCTGCATACCAGAGATTTTGTGTGTAAGTTGCAGGAGAGAGGAATCCATTTCTCGGGGCGTGAAGCAAACCAATGGATAGAGCGCTATCAAACCTACTTCGTTGACAAGACGCCAGACGAGTCGGAAAACCGTTTGTGGATGCTTCGCAATATGGGGATTGTTTTATAATGGGATTTCCGTCTCCAGCAAACGACTACGTTGAAGCTACGCTCACGGTCAACAGCTTATGTAATATCGGTGCTAATACGCGCGTTGTTGAAACCAGCGACGGCTATGCCGTCATTGACGTGTCGCAACGCCCAAGGCAGGGCGATATCGTGCTGATTCACCATGACGGCCGCACTGAGTTTGCAAAACTAATGGGAAGGGCGTTTATCACAGCAGAGGGCGAGGCTATAGAAGGTGAGGCGTTAGATGACGTTACAGTAGCTGGCGTTGTAACGCACACAATCATTGATCTGATGCGTGATGATTCGCCTGTTTAA